GAGCTGGCAAACACCACAGAAAAGTAATCCCCAGCTGCGTTAGCATCAGCAACCGCGCGGATTACGATGTCGTATGTTCCGGGAACAACCTCTGTTACTTTTGAGAAGACTCCACCAGTTGTGCTTGATGTTCCGTCTAAAAGTGAAACGTTCATGAAGTCACTGCCAAATCCTACTGATCCAGACAGAATCTGCACAAAGTTGGCTCCACCAGGTACACGCCTGACTCGTGCTCCGTACAAGAAGTGCTGCCCGATAACTACATTAGGAGGTCCGCTAGATTGTATAACTCCCATTACGGCCGTAGCATTCGCACAAACCAGAGTATTTGCTGATGGGGTTGTAATGCTACCTACCTTAACCCAAGCCGCGTTACTAAAGTCTTCACTCGTCGTCCTGACGGTATTCCGCACCAGCCTCGCCCCGCCGAAGAACGCGCAGCCAGAAGCCAGCTCCTCCAGATACCCAAGCTCGTTGAAGCCCCAGGCTTTCGTAGCACGGGACCACGTAGGATCGCCAGTGCCTTCGTCAAGGATCAATGAGGACGTGAGATTGGCCAGCATGGTGCGGCCAGCAGGTGGAAGCACAGCCCCGCCGCCACCTCCAGCCCGCAGCAGGTGAGGAATCCACGGATTCATGCGATAACCGTCCACTCATTGGTGCCGATACGCACGATGCCTTTGCTGCCGTACTGAGCGGGCGTAGCAAGGTCGCCACGGAGCGTCACGCCAGCTCCGGCTGCGAAGGTCACAGCGCCGACGCCTTTTCGGCAGGCGGCGATTGTGACTGCATCAATCCATCCAGCAGTGGCATCAGACGGCACGGTAAGAACGATTGCGCTGCCTGAATCGCAAATAAGGAATTTTCCAGCATCATCGAAACTCAGGGTTTTTGACGCAGGAACTGATGCAGTTGCTGTCCCGATCATTACCGCTTTTTCTGGATACCTTATCTCTAACAAGCGATGTTCTTCAACGTGCTCGTCAATGTTCAGAATTCCCATACCATCACCTTTCAAATGTATCCGTTATTGACGATGCACTTTGCTGGCTTGCTTCGCCTATTTCGATGCGTCAGAGCATTCGGCCGCTCACCAAACGACTGCACAAAACGCGCCTCATACCGCTGAGACGCATTCTGATCAAACAATTCTGCATCCGGCAGGAGATAGCACCGGCTGATTGCCCAATCCGCCATCTGGACGTGATAGACCGGCCTGATTTGAGGCTCGTCATCGTCGGATACCATATCATCCGGCAGCAGGTAACACCGAAGCGTCAGAGTGTCGTCAGCGGTCGGAAGCCTGGCGAGCTCAAGGTGAGATTCCGTCAGCGTCCATGCGTCATAAAACTTGTTGCCAGCGCTTGTGCTGATGCCGATCACGTCAATGACCTTTGGGTCTAGCGTGTAGCGCAAGTCAGTTGTCGTAACGTCCAGATCAACATCGCCTTCGATCAAAAGCGCTCTGACGCACGCCTCGCGCTGCGCTTCGTTCAGGTTTGCGTCAATCTCTTCATCGTCGATAAGATGCGGCGTCGTTTCTTCATCGCGCATCCGCCGCCTGACCAGCGACCTAAGTTCTTGCAGCGTCATTGCTTAGTGCCTGCCATGCTATCGTGACATCTTCTGCCGTGACGTTCAGCCCGACAAGCTTCGCCAACTTACGACGGTCCGGGAACCCGGCTGCGGTGAAGTCAGTAGGGTCATTACGCTCCAGCATTACCTTTATACCGTCCTGAATAAAATCTTGGTGCGACTTGCTCGGCGTTGGGATTGGCGCAGAAACGAACTCATCAGCGTCAACGTCTGCTGGCACGGCCCCTGCTGCGAAAGCAGACTGAATAAACATCTGCGGAACAACATTGCCTTCCGGCCCGAGAACCATGCAGTGACCGCTGCCTAACGCATCCCCAAATGATATAGGGTTATTTGTTGGTGACTTCAGACGCATCGCGTGTCCTTGTTGAACGAGGGGCGTTACCCCCTCGTTTGGTTAATACTCGTAGGTTGAATCGGCCTTGCCGAGAGTGACGTACTGCACGATCAGGCGCACTGTGCCTGTCGTCGCAGTGTCAGCAGTGCCGGCCGTCCATGTGACTTGCAGTGGTCCGCCCGGATGGACAAATCCGGTTGGCACCAGTGGAACGAGGGCGTTAGCGGCACGGATGTTGCCGTTCGACAGATAGCGTGTCGCAGACGCAGAATCGCCCAGGTCGATAACGTCTGATGTGGTCGAATTCCACGCGACAGTGGTGAAGAAGCTGCCGGACAGGACGACAGAGTTCGGCGGCAAGTCCAGTACGTCATAAGCAGTATCTTCGTTGAGATCGCCGAAACTAAACGTCACGGTTTTGACGACGACTTCCTGAACACTGTTGTCTTTGGTGATAGTAGGCATAATGAGTTCCCTTGATATTGAAGGAAGGGGGTCACCCCCCTTTCCAGGTGATTACAGGTAATAGTCCATGCAGATGCACCCGAAATCTTGAACCGTGTTGCCGTCCATCGGGGACATGAATTTGGGCTTCAGGATGCCGGAATACTGCGAGTAGGTGACTGCGTTCTTGGCGCCCGAGTCGAATGTCTCTTCGTGCCAGTCGCCAGCGCCCCAGATGTCCGCCATGAGCATCGCTTGCTGACCAAGAAGCAGGCTCCGCGTTCCGTCGATCGCACTACCGGCGCCCCACTTGGAACCACTGGCGAGCCCGGACGTGTTGTAGACCTTATTGCTGGTGTGGAACAGGATGCCGTCGACGGTGAAGCCAGCGGCGCCAGTGAAGATTGGATTCTTCATCCCGCGATCGGCAGCGTTGACAAGCACGTCGCGGAAGTCGGCGTCCTTCTTGTATCGCGCGAATGTTTTCGGATGCACAACGTGTACATAGACTTCCTGCCCGTTGATTATCAGCGGTTTTACGCCGCGCGTCTTGGCTTCTGCGCAGAGATCCACCAAGGCGCCATACTTGGGTACGTAACCGGCAGCAATCGCTGCAGTGTTGCCGGCGATCAAGTTGGTTCCGTCAAATGTGAAATGGCGCTTGCTGGTTGGGGACGCGGCGACATCAGCGGCGTATTCGAGCTGCAGCAGCGAGTCCTCCGCGCCGGTAGCGCGGGTTGATCCGTCGGTGTTGTAGGCAAAGCTGATATTAGACGCGGCCAGAAACATCATGTCGTCGTTGATCTGAGCTTTCCAGTCGGAGAGCGAGTCCTTGGCCTCCGTGCGGAACTCATAAACGGCCTGCTGATCGTCGACGCGGCCCTTGCTGCAAACAGACTTGCGGAGTTGGTCGGTATGAACTTCGACCCAATAGGTTTCGATTGCTTCGCGCCGACCGTCGATGTCGTTGTCTCCGACGATACCAGACGCCTTGAGGTTGGCTTTCAAACCGATCATGGCGCGGTCGCCCTTTTCGGTCTTCTTCAGCTCGGTAATGCGGTGGACGATGCTGTTGGCTGTCGTCCCGGTGAATTTCTCCCAGAAAGATTGCTGGCGGAAAGCCTTGATGGTCTCCGATACCCAGGCGCGCTTAAAGTTGGTGGCGTTCTGGCTAGCGCCGAATGCTGTAAATGGCATGATATGGCCTCGCGTAAGTAGTGGAATAACTATTCGCTGGCTTACGGGCCAAGCAACCGGACACGATTTGCCGCTTCGTGACCTAGCTGATTCGATCTTTTACGCGGTTCGGGCGCGGCCTGGATTTCCGCCCTGGCAAGGGCTGGAGCTGCTGGCTATGATATACCACATAGCCAGCAGATATGCAACATGGCTTCGGATTTACTGCAGGAATCGCATCCGCTCAGACTCTGAAGCACGATCCCACTTGTCTTGATTGCCTAGTATTTCCCTTGACGCCGGGATTGCCCGCGTACCAACGCCATCATCAACGCGCGGCGGCTGCGCCCCAGCAGTTTCGGCCGCAAGGCGCATGGCCTTCTGCTTGCGCGTGTCGACGGGCTGTTCTTCCGCCTGTTCCTGTGACGCCAGATGATGATAGTACGGCGCCACCTTGTTGACCGCCATCGCCAAAGCGTCTGACTTGGAATGGCCTTGAGACTCATACATCCCGCGCCACGACAAAACATCATTAATAGCGGCCGTGTTCGCTGACTTTGATTCGCTATCGAGGAAGGGAAAAACGGTGACGGCCTGCTGAACAACCTTCTGGAACTGCGATTCTGCAGCCTGTTCTGCCAATTGGCGAGCGACGGCGGAAGTGCTGGCCGCCTCGGCCCTTGCGTACAAATTCGAGTTGATCTGAGAACGAAGCCTCTTTGCCTCATCCTTGTCGCCCAACAGTATGGCATCGTAATACTGGTCCTCAAGGTCATCCAAGTCGACGCCTTCCGGCGCTTGCGCTTGTTCTTTCTCTTGTTTTGCGGCCAATGCTGCCCGGAGGTGCTCGGCCTCTTCGCGCGCCGCGTGCAGCTTAGCGTTGACCTCGTCAAATCTCGCGCGCGGGATTGCCTGGTCGCGTTTCTGTGGCGCGGATTGTTCTTCTTCTGCGCCCTCGTCTTCGTCCTCGTCCTCGTCCTGGCCGGCAGCAGCAAGCTCTTCTTGATCCTGTTCTGCTTCCTGTTCAAGATCCTCTTCTTGTTCTGGATCCCCGCCGAGAAGGGCCATGTCTGCGGGGGTGTCAATGTCAAATTCAGCGCTCATTCAATTGCTCCTGTGTGATTAGATGCCAGTCTCGATACCATCAGTCATCCCAACATTGGGATTCGGCGGGAAATTGGGTGATGTGTTTTCCGGCAGCCCTTCGACGCCCTGCGCACCAATCGGCACAGATGGTATCGCCGGCGCCGGATTAGCGTCGACGAACCCCGCAGACATCAGCATCGCATCGGCCATCGGCGCAATACTCGGCATGAGTGCGATTTGGTTCGCCGCGCTCGTCGCGCTGAACATGCCCTCAACGTTCTTGGTCGTCGTTTCTGCCTTTGTCTTGAGCGTCTGAGCATTCAGCAATGCAGCCTTGGCTTCGAGCAACGGGTCAGGCGGTGGCGCGCCGGCACTCTGCATCTGCTCGATGATTTCTGCCTTGTCGCTTAGATTACTCTTGCGCACCACTGACGTATCCGGGATTGCAATACCGGCTTTGCGCATTTCGAGCGCTTGCGTGAATTGGCTGTTCTCGAAAGTCACCTGCATCGGCTGTTCGGTCACGACCGTCTCATACTCGCCGCTTGTCATATCGTTGAGGTATAGCCCCGTTTCCGGGTCAAATTGGTTGATTGTCAGTCGGGCCTCATCCTCTTTCCCCGTCATAGGGTCCGTTTTGGTAATTCGGTATGTCCGCTCTGCTGTGTAGTATTTGCCAATTGCGTAGTCAATCCAGTCTGCCAGAAGGTTGCGGGTACGGGCCAGATTGTCGAGAGGCACGGCCAGTTGTTGCTGCGCTGCGTGCTGCCTGCTCTGAATAGCAATTCCTGGTTCATCGCCATCCCCGATACCGCGCATAGCTGGCGGTACAGTGACCTCGCCGAGCGTCGATGCTGCGATCTGTATCAGCCGGTCAACGCCTGGCGGCATTTGGTTAGCCGGGATCTTTTGCAGCGGCTGTGTTCCGGCTTTGCGCTCGATGTACAGGCCGGTCATTGCGCCCTGTTCCTGGAGCTGCTGCGTCGACATGTTAGTGAGCTGGCCTTGCTCGCCCTGCCATCCGCTGTTCGCCGTGGTGTTGACGATGTGGATGGCCTGGCTGAGCGCTTTGTCCAGTACCCTCTGCGGACCGACCGCGTTGTCGACCATGCCGCGAGTTCGCCCACGACGGAAATATGGGAAAAACGGGACGACCGTGAATCGGTCGTAGGGGCTCCAATCGTCATGCAACGTCGCATCGCGCGTCGATACAGACCAGCGCACCCGCTTTGCACGCTTGCGCGTGATGATCGCCCCAGCCTGACGCATCTGCTCAAGCACCTCTGGCGCCTCGTCGCCGTTGAGCTGCCGAATATCGCCACCCGGAAACATCGCCACCGGCATGACAGATCGCACCCACCGCTGGCGGTCAATCACCCGCAGTCTCTTGACATCGCTGCCGGCATACTCGCTACCGCCCGTCTGGCCGCTTTCCAGCGCGAACTTCGCACGTTCTTCGCCGTCGAGGTCATCTTCGCCGAAATCACGGTCGCCAGTGTATGAGCAGGACTCTTCGGCTATCCGGCGAGCCTTCGGACCGTACAAGCCCTCGATTTCGTCCAGCGATAGCCATTTGCCGACACACACATCCGCCCACCCTTTCGGGTCATACGATTTGGCGTCAGGATCAGGTATCACGTCCATCGGGTCTATGATAGATACTGACAGTTCTCCACTGTCGTTGTCCTCGAAACCAATCCGAACGTCATAAAAGCCACGCTGCTGAATCATCCCATCCTGGAAAACCTCGGTCTCTAGCCAGTGCAATTTATTGTTGTTGGCGATCTGCATAGCGACTTTGCTGCGCGATTCGGCAAGCTCTTTCGTCGCTGCTCCAGCCCGAGGCCTGAAGCTGATGTCCATCCGGTTTGCGATCTGATAGCCAAAAGCCGAGTTGAGCGCCGGGAGCACTTGATTAGCCTCGTATGCCGGCCTCCGCTGTTCGTCAAGCACGTCCAGGTCGGCCGCGGACCAGTGCCCGCCTGGCTGCAGCTTGCCGGCGCCGTCATACTGCCCACCCAGGTAATAACCCTCTAAAAACCTAGCAGACTCGGTGTAAGCGCGATGACCGCGCTCCAGACCGTACTGGAATCGCCGCCAGTTGTCGGTCGCTACCTCATCAAGCCCTTTGCCTGTCTCGCCGTTTGTGTCGTTCATGTCATGCCGCCTGTGATGATGCTGATCTCATGCGCTGCAAGCGCGATCGCCAGTCTCGTGACTCCGGCCGCCGCGCGTCGTGAGAGAAAGCCTGCTCTGCGCATATCGACATCAGGCCAAAACTGTCGCTGCCGTGCGATGACCAGTCATGATCAGGCCCTAGCCCAACACTGCGCGCCTCGTCTCGCTTCTCGTGATACCACCCGAGCGCATCTCTGCCGGCCTCGGTCGTGGAGGCATTGAACCAACACGCCGGGAATATTCGCCGGCCTGCTTCGATGCGCGACTTTGCCGCGCCACGGCCCTGATTAGGCACAACCGTCACGTCGTACCCGGCAGAAACCAGCGCGGACTCGTAGCTGACAGCAAAAACAGAATCGTGCGTCTCGCCGTCGTGCGGCAGCCATATGCGAGATCGATCTGGCGTGTATTTGCGTTCTCGTAGCCAAAGGAGATGCGCGCCAAGCGGCTGACCGACGGCCTCGTAATAGTCCAGCACCCTGACCTCACGGCCGACGAACTGCGCAGCCCATATCGTGAAGGCGTCCGCCCTTGCGCCGGTCCCGCCGATGTCTACAAACAGGAATATCGGAAGCAGGGGGTCGGCCGCGACTCGCCCTATCCGGCCTTCGGCCTGCGCCTCGGCTAGGGCTCTGGCATAGTACGCACC